CCTCGGCCCCTTGTTTGAGAACGTGCGACAGGATATATTCGGTGACATGCTGGGCCCGCCGCCCAAACAGAGGGACCCCAAACAGAACTCCATCGACGACCTATTTAAAAGGTTCGCGCAAAAGAAAAGTACGTGAGATGGAGGTTAGAATCAGCAAAGTGGTCAGTCAAATCCTTTCCGACCACCTTCCCGCGTACGGCCTAAACGAGATCGTCGCTGAGTTCGTGGAGGAAGAGGTACAGGGAAAACTAACCCAGGTTCTCGAGAGCATTTCTAAAAAGCATCAGATCCCCCTGGATATCTTACTACACGATGTCCCAGGTTTGAGGGACGACCAGCGGTGTAGGGGGTACAAGACGACGAAGGACGGGAGTCGGGTCAGATGTTCGTTCAAGGCTTCGCAAAACGGGTACTGCAAGTTTCACGAACATCAGGGAGACAACATAGAATCAAGGCGTTTGAGCAGCGGCGGTGCAAATGGACACAACCACGGACCGGAACGGATGAACGTCGCGGGGTGTCCAGCGTGTGAACGAGGTCGAAAGGGACTTATAGATTTGAACACATTAGTTTTTAATCAATGAATAAGTCAAGCATTCTGCTATCATCCATAAACCAGTTCTACAAAGACCAGCACAACAGGAATAAACTACTGACGATACTAAACAAAAGCGGGGGAATTTCTCTGCGGAACCTCGAGTGGTTCATCACGAATTACGCAAAAAAGAATCACACATCGTTCAAGACGAAGGACGGCAAGATGTTTGCCGTCCACTGCGCGTACAAATCTTCACTGGACGGGTACTCCAAAAAGTTATTTGACCCGTTCTGTCGAGCCGAAAAGTTCACGTACCAAATCCCAGAGACGTCTGAAGAGATTCAAACGACCCTCGCCCAACTTAACTTCATCAAGTGGGTGATTAAGAACTCAATCTTTGAGTTTATTCAAGAACACCGAGCCCTGTTTAAATCATGTAATCAAAAACCTGTGACATCTTACCATCCTTCATCCGTATGAAGTTCATGGTCTTCGCGAGGATGTGAAACCGCCTTTCGTAGTACACAGGGGGACTCCCGTGCTTGCTGGTGAATAGGTTACCCTGAAGTGTGGGTTCTTTGACGACGGAAAAGTTGACATGGCCGGAAGCCGTGCTGTTATCGTTGGGATACAAGGCGAAACTGTAGGTGGAAAATCGCCTCGTGACGGGGGTGTTCCTGTGATGAAGTCGCGGCTGAATGATTCGCAGGAAATGCGGCGAACCGGTGTGCTCGTCCAAAATCTCTTCACCGTCCAGTGTGAGTGTTACGTAGTTTATGTGTTCGTTTCTCAACGAAGGGTCCACGGATAGACCGGCGGCATCAGCCGGTGTGTCGTTATAATTAAAGGTACCGCCGAAGGCGTTGTTATCTGTGTACATCACAAAAAAGTATAGTTCTTGCACGAGGTTCGTAAAGTGTAACCGCGTTTTGAATTCAGTCTCCTCCTTTCCTACCAACACGTCGTCGTATTGAATCTGTGTGACGGGGAATTCGAAAACACTGTTTTGAACCTTGATCTTCTCCACCGGGTCTAGAAAGACACACTCGGTGGATAATTTTAAATCGAACGGTTTAAACGTGACCAAATCGCCGACGTCAGCGCCGACCGAACCTTGGAACCCCGAGATTTGGTGTCGCGACACGCAAATGCATTCCTCCACATTCCTAAACTTAACCTCTACGGTAATCTCCGTCTCTGAAGCTAGCGCGCACACGGGAAAGGCCAGCTCTGGGTGACCGTGAAAATAGAAGGGGATCTCGATGCACACGTCGCCGCCGACCTGGCGGGGGTACGGACGCGTTCTGGAGATGCGGCTCTTCACGGTGGTGGGGTTGAAAACCGTGTCCACGTCCCGTTTACAGAGATCGAAAAGAGATACCTGCTTTGTGGTGGGGTACTCGAGCTCCGCGTAGAGGTCGAGGTACTCGGTCGTTATGTGTTGGAGCACCGTGTCTCCCACGGAAAATCTGATATATTCCACGAAGTTAGCGGCTTCGCCGTAGACGTAATCTTTATCCGCGTCCACACCGGCCGCGAGCACTATGTCGGGGAGAGTAAACCTGAGGCTCACGCTTCGAAGGACGTCGCAGTGGTCACGCAAAATCTTGAAGGTGTGCGTCTCACCGTATTCGAACTCTTTCCCCTGTTTGATATCGATGAATTGCAAAGAAAACTGGGACTTCTTCCTGAAGTTTTCTTTGAAAAATGTAAAGTCGGGATTGTCGGTCGTGTATAGGTCCAGAAGACCCCTCGACTCGAGCTGGATAGATCCCGCCATAACTACTATATGATATTAATAAAATTTAAGGCCCGCTAACCCGGAATCGAACGACAGGATGTTATAGTTCAGAGCGTACACGCGGATGCGTGTTTCGGAGGCTGCGTGCGAACGGGTCGCCGGGGTATTATCTTCCGGAACGTAGCTATCCTGCTCGTTGAACTCTACGGTGAACTTCTGATGAATGATCCTCGACATGTTGAGGTGACCCGTCGGGGTGTTGGCCTCGGGGTCGAGCGCGAACGAGTACGTGCCGAACATAGATTCGCCCACGTCCGGCGTGTTGACGTGATTCTTAAACGGTTGAACGACGGAGAGGAAATGGCCGTTCTCCCTGAAGAAGACGACGTTGTTCAGGCACAACTCGGCGGTCTTGATCTGTCTGAAGGTGTAGTTGTTGTATTGGCTGCCCTGAGTCGTCGCTCCTTCTCCGAGGAACATGAGTTCTTTCACGGGGTGCCTGAAATCCAAGAGGAAGGCTTTCTTATTGAACCCAGCGGGCATGCGCGTCTCGTGGACCTGGACCTGGGTGATCAAGTATTCCATGTGCGAATCCTCGAAAGCTTTGCGCTCGAGCTCGCTCAGATACACGTGCTCACTCGTCAAAAAGATCTGATCGATAAGTTTTTCGCTCGCGACGTTGACGGGGGGTAAGTTTAGGTTTATTGATCTGGATGCAAAGTACGTGTCCCTGTCCACCAACTTGATCCGGATCGACACCTGTTGCTTACTCAGTTTACAGAGGGGAACGGCGTTTTTGTTCGTCCTCGTGAAATAAAAGGGTAACTCGATCGAGAATTTCGTCGGGTAATACGATGTGGTCGTCGTACCTTCCCCGCCCCGATAATTCTTGATGGCGGTGTGCTGGTCGGAAGTGTCCAGTTTGTTCCTCATGTACATGTATTCACCGGTGATGGTGTCGATAACTTGCTCGCCGATGAGCAATTCAGCGTACTCTATGAGTTTTGTGAGCGGGTTGCCGACTGTTTTCATGGCATCATAATCGCTCCTGAACGTCACCGTCAAGGATACGGAATTGAGTATATCACTCTTATTACTGGGCACCCTGACGGTGATGATCTCGCCGAAATCTGGTGTGCCCGTGAACGGTATGTCCGAGAAATCAACGCCGAAAGGTGTGTGCCGCCGAAAACTGTATATGAAATGCGAGTAGTCCGGACACCTCGTCACCCACGCATCCTGAACGCCCTTGGCGCAGAGGTACATTCTATTATAGTGTCACCTTTTTTTTAATATGCCTGCACGCCCACATCCGTCGGATCAGTCCTTTCGGGTTCAGGTTCGACAGGCGTCACTACGATCGGAGGCGGTGTACCCGCGAAAGTCATGAAACCCCTCGAGAAATCGAGCTTCTGCATCTCCAGGTAATACATGTGAAGTTCAAATTCACCCGAGAACGGTTGGTCCAGGCCGGGAGCGCCTTCCTCACTTTGACCGGCGTTGGGTAAGAATGTATTGATCTCGAACTCGATCAGGGTCCTATCCGCGTTCAAGTTTGCGAAATCCAGGGTTCCCGTCGACTGTTCTAGGAGAGGGTGGAGTGCGAAACTCTGCGTGTAAATGTTGGTCTGATCATCCGTAACACCTAAACCGAATTTATACGGCACGGCGTATTTGTAGTGTTCATGACTCTCCATCAAGGTATTGGGAAAACTCTCCCCGTTGAGAAAAAAGCGAGCCTTCTTCATGATGGGCGTGTTCCTCGTTTCCATCGTAGACC